TCGATGCATTAGTGCAGGGGCTCAAAGATGAAGCGAAAGAGGTGAGCGATGCCAACAGAGGTAAAAGGCGGAATCGCACTTCGTAAAGCTCTCAGAGAGTTCACTCCTGATCTTGCTAAGGAAACTCAAAAAGAGATCGCAGCAATCCTTAAGCCTATTACTGCTAAGGCTCGCGGATTCATTCCTTCATCTACACCTTTAAGTGGATGGGCTAAGAGTGGCAATGGCACATGGGGCAACCGAGTTTGGTCATCTGGAGAAGCCAAGCGTGGCGTTGGATATAAGACAACACCATCTAAGCCGAATCGTTCTGGCTTTCGTTCCCTTGCCCGCATTGTTAATGCTTCACCATCTGGATCTATCTATGAGACTGCTGGTCGCTTAAACCCCGGGGGCAGACCACAGGCAAAAGTACGCCAAGTAAATATTCCTAGCTCTAATCCTGCTATTGGTGTGCATAGTTATGAAACCAGTACAGGCAAAAATTTTGGCAAGAGCAATAACCCTAATGCTGGTCAGCAGTTTGTGGATGCCATGAATCGCACTTCACCTATTGTTAATGCTTACAAAAGAGAGCAAGGTCAATCAGGTCGCGCTTCTCGTAAGATGAAAGGTCGCGCAATCTTTCGCGCATGGGCTGAAGATGGTGGCAAGGCTAACGCTGCTGTTATTAAAGCGATTGAAGATTCCAAAGTTAAATTTGAGCAGAGAGTGAAGGCAAAGTAATGGCAGCAGATGTAAAGATTGATATTGCTGCCGAATTCACAGGCAAAAAGGCTTTCAAGCAAGCCGAAACCTCAACTGATAAATTAGCTAAAGGTGTTAAAAAACTTGCTGGAGCTTTAGGTCTTGCTTTTGGTGCTCAACAAGTTATCTCTTTTGGCAAACGAGCTGTTAAAGCATTTGCAGAGTCAGAGTTAGAAGCAACACGCCTAAGAACGGCAGTATCTAATCTAGGTTTAGCCTTTGCTGCTCCAGAGATAGATCGCTACATTGACAAGGTCGAACTTGCCACAGGTGTCAATCGTGATCAACTGCAACCAGCCTTCTTAACTTTATTGCAGACCACAGGCTCACTTACCAAGAGCCAAGAACTGCTGAATCTTTCGCTAGATGTTGCAGCAGCAACAGGCACAGATGCAGCTTCTGTAAGCACAAAATTAGCACAGGCTTATGTGGGCAACGCTAAGGGCTTGCGTTCTCTAAACCTTGGCTTGACAACAGCAGAATTAAACAGCGCAGATTTTGAGACTGTCCAGAAAAGAATAACTCAACTGTTCGGTGGACAAGGCCAAGCAGCAGCCGAGTCCTATGTAGGACAGATGAACAAACTCTCGATTGCATCCGAACAAGCCTCTGAGATTATTGGCGGTGGATTGGTTGATTCTCTACTTATCCTTACCGAAAATAACTCTGTTGATGAACTCGCTTTAGATATGCTTGATGCTGCTCGTAATACAGCAGCCTTTACTAAGAGCGTTGTGGATCTAGCCAACGCCATCAATGCACCTATAAAAGGTCTATCCGAAGCTATAGCAAGCTTTGTAGAAAAGACAAGCCCATTCGTTAATCTTATTATTGAGGGTGATCCTTCTGGCTTTATGACAAAGAAGCCACCTGCACCATCATCTGCCCCTGTTGCTGGATTTAATGGTAAGACTTTTTATGCAGATGCACAAAAGAACGCAGAAGCATTAGCCAAAGCTGAAAAGGATGCAAAGAAGCGCGCAACAGAACTGCTTGCAATCAAGAAGAAGCAACAGGCAGCCGAAGCCAAGACTCTTAAAGATAAGCGGCTTGGACTTCTCATCGACAAAGCGAACCTTGCCCTCAGCAAGGGTGAAGAAGTCTTTGACATGGACAAGATCCAGAATGAAGCAGCTCTTAAAAATCAGGCTGAGCAACTAGGCAAGGCAACTAATGGCTCACAGATTCTCCAGATTGCCAATGATACTGCTCGCCTAAATGTCAAGAAGTCAATCCTTGCATTAGAAGATGCTATGGCTACTAAGGACGAAGCAGCAATTAAAGCTGCAACGGCTAAACTTAATGCAGATCTTGGAATCCTTGCTGCTATGACTGGACAGGATGCCAAACTTGTAACCATTAAATCAATCCTTGACACTCTCAAGCCAAAGGATCTAATCAACTTAGATAACCTCAGAGAAGCATTGGCTTTGTTAAAGCAGATCGCTCTTGGTAGCAATTCAACTGGCTCAACATTCGGTGGCGGTAATGTTGCATCCTCAGTCATCACATCTGCAAGTGTGGCAGCAGCTATTGGGGCTCGTGCAGGCATCGACATCTCAGGCGCAACAGATCCACGCGTTCAATATGGCGGTCAAAGAATCGACATGGCTGGAAATTACAATAGCTTTAACCCAGAGATGCTCGGTATGACTTCAGGTGGTCGTTCTCCTAACGCACCTACTAACATTATTGTGAACACAGGCGTAGGAGATCCTAACGCTATCGCTGAGGCGATTGATCAGGTTCTTACAGATGCAGTACAGCGTGGCACTCTGAGAGGTACATTCGCAACCCCATGACATGGCTACCAGAATGGCGAGTAACAGTAGGTGATGATGTCTATACGACTGTCACCTCTGTTTCCTATGCCTCAGGTCGCTTAGACATTGACAAGCAATGCACAGCGGGATATTGCCGCGTAGAGATCATCAACACAGATAACTCACCTTTTACTATCAATGTCACAGAGCCAATCCTTTTAGAGCTTAAAAACTCTAGCGGCACTTATGTCACAGTATTCGGTGGAGAAGTTTCAGACTTTAACATTGGTGTCAGAAGCCCTGAGGAGACTGGCTATGTCACCACAGGCACAATCTTGGGCATTGGCTCACTTGCCCGCCTGACTAAGGCTATCTATAACACAGCCCTTGCAGAAGGTCTAGATGGCGCACAGATCGCAGAGATCTTAGGGGCAGCTCTTGACCTTGACTGGACAGAGGTAACTCCAACAGTCACATGGGCAACCTATCCAGCCGATGTTACTTGGGCTAATGCTGAGTCCTACATTGGTGAGGTTGATTCTGGCTTCTACACAATGATCGGGCTTGCTGCTAATGCTTCTGCTAAATCTCAGACTTTGGTAGATCAGATCGCTACTTCTGCCCTTGGTCAGATTTACGAGGAAAAGGATGGAGATGTCTCTTATGCAGATGCAGACCACAGATCTAACACCCTTACAGCAAATGGCTATACTTTCCTCGATGGGGCGTATGCAACACCAAGCTCTATCACCTCAACAACTCAGATTGCTCGTATCCGTAACAGCCTCATCTATCGCTACGCCACAGGATACGCAAGCACCTACAGTACCTCTGACACGGATTCTATAGCCTCTTACGGGCTCTTTGAGCGGTCTTTCGACTCCAACATTAAGAACCTTGCAGACATCACGGATATCGCCAATAGAGAGCTTAATTTGAGGCGTGTGCCTAAAGGATCTCTTGGAGCGATTACCTTCCGCCTAGATAATCCAGACATGACCAGCGCGATGCTTGACAGCCTTATTGGAATTTACTTTGGAGAGCCCGTCTTGATTAGCAATCTGCCTTCTAATCTGCTAGGTGGCACTTTTGACGGCTTTGTTGAGAATGTGGCACTCAGGGCAACTCCTAGCTTTACTGAGATCACCCTTTACATCTCAGCTACTGAGTTCTCATTATCAACGACTCAATGGGATACAGTCCAACCATCTTCACTCATCTGGACAGGTGTAAATGGTACACTTGACTGGAACAACGCGATCGGAGCATTAACCTAATGGCAACAAGTCCTAATTTTAACTGGCCAGAGCCAGACAACACAGATCTGGTCAAGAATGGCGCATTGGCTATTCGTACGGCTGTGGATGCTATTGATAGTTCACTAGTCGATCTTAAAGGTGGTACTACTGGTCAAGTACTCGCTAAGGCATCTGGCACAGACATGGACTTCTCATGGGTTGCACAGGATGACAGCAACGCTATCCAAAACGCAATCGTGGACGCTAAAGGCGATCTTATTGCAGCAACTGCAAACGATACGCCTGCTCGTTTAGCTGTAGGCACCAACGGACAGATCTTAACTGCAGACTCAACCGCTGCTACGGGCTTAGCTTGGGCAGCAGCTCCATCTAGCGGTGCAACAGTAAAAACTGTTCGTAAGTCTGCGGATCAGTCGGTAACAAGTAGCACGACTATAATTAACGATACACACTTAAAGTTCGCTGTAGCAGCCAACGAGACTTACATCTTCCAAATATGGCTTTACACTTATGCAGCCGACGGAACTCCAGACATTAAATTAACATGCGCTGGCCCATCTGGATCGACTGTTCTCTGGTCTTCTAGCCAAGTTATTTACTTATCAGATGGAACACCAACTTTAACAAGCGTCCAAACATCAGGGGCAACGGGTGGCGCGTCAAGTTTATTTGTAGACGCTAACAATAGAGCTATCATGCTTTACGGAACTATCTCCAATGGAGCCACAGCTGGAGATCTTCAATTCCAATGGGCGCAAAATACGAGCAGCGCGAACTCGACAACTGTTAAAGCTGGATCTTCTATCTTCGGAATAAAGGTGTGAACATGAGTCAAGTAACGACAACTAAAAAAATCAACATTGACCAATTAGGTCATGAATCTGGCATTGACATGAACATCATCTCTGAGCCAACGGGCGAGACAATCATTAATTCATCTGTTGCTCAATCAGTATTGGAAGGCTTTGTCAATGCTCACACAGCAGATGACAAGTGGGTTAATCCAACACCACCAAAGGCTGAACCTACTATTGCCGAGAAGTTATCAAGTGTTGGTTTATCAGTCGATGAATTAAAGGCTGCGCTTGGACTGTGAAGCCTAAGTTAAGTAAAGCTGCGATTCAGTTACGCGAACAGTTTGATGATTCGTTCCCAGATCGTGACCGCACATCGGATGGCTGGATCGGTGACACAAGACACGCTGCTCGCAAGTCTGATCATAATCCAGATGAGCAGGGCTGGGTTCGCGCCATTGATGTGGACAAAGATTTATTCAAAGGCGGAAAGCCCGACATCATGGGAGATCTTGCTGATCAGCTTCGTACCTTATCCAAGGCAAAAGCAGACAAGCGTATTGCTTACATCATTTTCGATGGACGAATCTGCTCGCACATCCTCAACTGGAAGTGGCGCAAGTACACAGGGGCTAACAAACACACTAAGCACATTCATGTCAGCTTTAAGAAAGAAGCTGATAATGACGGGGCTTTTTTTCAAGTACCTATGTTAGGAGCAAGTAATGAATGAACTAAAGACCGCAGCAGGTTCATGGGCTAGAGCCTTCCTAGTAGCAGCAATCTCGATGTATGCAGCAGGAGTCACAGACCCTCAGGCACTTATCGCAGCTGGCATTGCTTCTATCATTCCACCTGTATTGCGATTCCTATCGCCTAATGATCCTGCTATGGGCATCAAGAAGTGAGCCAGTCAGATTTCTTCACGCTCTACCTTGCCACCATCGCAGCTCTCGGTGGCTTGTCAGGCTATGTAATTACTCATCTGTTGTCTGAGATCAAAAGACTCAACACGCGAGTCGATGAGATCTATAAC